GTCGGTGATCTGCCTAGGCGCCATCCTTGTTCTCCTTGGCGAGCTCGGTGAGAGCGGCTGCTTCCATTACCCGCAGCCCCTCCATCATCTCGAGGCGATCACCCACCGAGTATAGATCCAACAAACCGCCTGGCATCAGAAGCACCTCGTATTTCAGCCCGAGATAGCCTGCCATTGTTGTATTCCATTGTGTTTGCATTCGTAAAAACATCATCACAATATCCCAGTTTTCATCCCACACTTCAAATCGCTCTTCTTCGTACTCCTCCGGCTCTGCAGGGAGAACAATGCCAAATGCGGCAGCGTCCTCCCCGCTTTTATCTTCTACACGCTTGCCGCCTTTCGTCCAAAAAATAGCGGCCTCTTTTAGTTTCCCGCTTTTGCTCCGTCAAAGGTTTCGGTGTATGCTTTAAGCACGCCCCGAATCCAATAGGGATCGTCAGAGAATTCTTTCAGCGCTTCCATCGAGAACGGCACTTCTTTGCCGTCTTCATCGGTGATTCCGTCCCATCCAAGCACCACAGACTTGAGGAGCTGCAGGTCTCCTTTCTCGGATAGCTTGCTGAATTCGCTGCGCCCAAGGCGCTTAAATACAACATCAAACGTACTGGAATCGAAGGTGCCGCCGTCGCTCGGCTCTTCGACGGTAACGGGCCATTTGAAAGTCTTGACCTTTTTGCGGACAAACGCCATTGATTGGAAGGCACTGCTCACCAATCATACACGCAATAAAAAAGGGGCGACCATGGCGCCGCCCCTCTTGAATTGGCCTGCCTGCCGAATCAAGTATAAACAATGCTGAATTCGTCATTACCGCTTGTGCTAGGCACAGCGGTGTAAGGAATGTTCAGCATGTGAATGCCGTCCTGATCGCTGTAGGACACGTCGCCGATGTCGATCTTGGTGGAGGCGAAATCGACGATGTTGCCAGCGGTCTGACCGTGCTGGAACAGCAGGTTGCCCAGAGTGCCATCGGTCAGAGCAGCAGTGAAGTAGTTCTTGGTGGCCATGGTGACGGCCTCGAGAACCACGGTGCCAGTGGCAGCGCGATCGGTCAGAAGCACCTCTTTGGTGCAGCCGACGAGCTCGCGATACACCAGGGTATTGCCCATATCGAACGTTACAGACTGCAAACAGCCGGCATAGGACAGCAATTGGAAGTCTGTGGTGTTTCCGTTCTTGAACACCAGAGGAGTGGCCTGGTTGGCATAGGTCACGGCCGGCAGAGCGGTGTCTGTCGGTGTGTTGTAAATGCCAGTGAAGGTGAAATCGATCGTTGGAATCTGACCAACAGTCCCGTTAATGGTGAAAGTTCCACGAGCACCGGTAACCTTATGCAGGACACCATCAATGTTGTAATAGATGGTTGCGCTGCTAAAGGAAGAGCTCACCGGGGCGTAGGTGACACTTGTGGTAGCGACGATCGTCTCGCTCAAGCCGCAAGCCTTCAGGGCCTTGCCATAGCGAGGAGCGGTGCCAGCGGTGCCAGACCCGGCCAATTCCACACTGAAGGTGCATTCCACCCGGGTGTTGGCTAGGAGCTGCTCCGACGCGCCCATGTAAGGGCGAATCAGATCGCGGCTGACAACGTCACTCTGCAGAGGAGTGATGTTCAGATCCCTCACCAGCACCGCGTCGGCGCCGTCTGGAGTCGGATCCGTCCCGTAGGTCGATTCCGTCTCCAGCAGAATCAGACGCTTGCGAGTCAGAAGAGCCATTGGAAATTACCTCTTGGGTTTCAGGGGGAGCGGTCCGTTCAACAAGGACGCGGACGCCAGTTTCGGGATCAAGGATGTAGGAGCCACCCTGCCCATGGAACTCATCAATCATGGTAGTCGCCTCAGGTTGAAAGATCGCCCACTGAAGTGCGGTAACGAACAATGTAAATAGAAAAGATAACACCAACCGGCTGGTCGGCATCTTGCATTGTGAATTCTGTTTCCCCGGGCTGAACGTCAATTGCTATTCCACCAAGAGTCAGATCAGCCATGATTGCGGAATGCGCCGCAGCAATAACTGGATCTGCGAGTTGATCTGGGATCTCTCCACGAACAATTACAGCAACCCTTACCTGCATCGAGTGATCCAGGGTCGGCAGGCATGTGTTCTGCTCGACGTCGTTGCGAACGGGCTCCACAATCACCGCCGGGGACTCGCCTCGAGCCAGCGGCGTCACCCTGCTGCGATACACAGTTGCGCCCAGCGTGGCCGAACCGGTCAGGGCGGTCTTGATGGCCTCGAGGATCTGCTCGCGCTTGCTAGCCATCAATGCACCTCGGAAGCAAGGATTCGACCGCGTTTAAGTGTGATATTTTGCGTGCCGCTATGATTTGCAATCATCAACGAAACTTCATCATTTGCCGCCATGCTGATCATCCAACTAGTAACCAGCTTGGCTTCCGCACCGCCACTGCCAGTAAAAGCGCGACATTCTGTTTCATCAATAGCGATACCGTTTTTTGCTAATTTAACTCCGAGCGTTTGATTATTGTTTGCAGTGGCATCGATGCTTCCATAGAAGCGCATTAACTGCGTAGCGCCACTTGTATTTTTAAGACCAAATAAATCAGTTGTCCCAAGAGTCATGCCTGAGGCAGTTGCAGTATCAAATGTTGCCGTCAATCCTGTGACCTTATAAACGCCCTGAGTTAGCCCGCTAATCGTTCCATCGGTCATCTTGCTGGCCTGGCCTCGGACCGGCGTGCCTTCGATGTAATAGGGCAAAGCAGACCAAGTGCTGCTGCCATTGCCAATTTTGAACCGTCGCGTATCTGTCTCTATACCAATCTCACCATTAAGAAGTACAGGATTCGCAGCAGTCCAGTTCGCAGCCGTGTCGCGACGCAAGCGAATTCGAGCAATGCTACTCATGCTCCACCACCATCAAGGACATTGCCATCAATGTAATCGGTAGTGGCCGATCCACCATCAAGCACTGGATCAAGCTGCTCAATGCCTAAATCATCGATTTCTGCATCGACGCCATTGCCATCAATAGGAGTAGTTGAAACTGATGTTGACACGTCCACGTCTCTTTGAAGGCTTATTTGCACGAATACTCCGTCATGAACCAATTGTGTAGCGCGAACTGTATATGGAACGCCATTAACGCTTACTTGTGATCCATAAAGCAAATGCCCGAACTCCGACGCCGCACAAGTCAGCGTATAGTCCGTCGTAATAATTTGATTATCAATAATCATTTCGCTCGGCATATCGAAGATGCCGAGGCCAGAAATGGCGCCACTGACAACAGTGACGCCAAAGTCTGCCATATAAATAGCAGGATCGTCTACGATCACTGATACTTCTTGGCGCCGAAACCGGTAACCGAAATGATCGAGCTAGCGGTGCCAGTCTCGGTATGGATGTTCACGCGCACATAGCGCTTCACATCGTCTTTCGAGATGGTCACATGGCCGAGATATGCCGCGTTGGCAATGTCGGTAAAAGCACCGCCGGTGATGGCTTCGTAGCCACTGCCGCTCGCGTCGCTGTGCTCCAGGCGCACCGAGAAGCCAGCAGAAGCGCCAGCGGCCGTTGCCTGCATCACGAACACGACGTCGCCGTCATAGCCCATCAGATCCACACCGCTGCCGGCGCCGGTGGCCGTCACGGTTGCGGGGGCATAAGCGCTGAAGTGCTGCAGCGCTTCAAAATTGCGTTGGCTCAGAGCCATGGATCAGTCCTCCTGGGAAAGTGGTTTGATGGTGCGACGCACAGCAGGCTTCTTCACCTCTGGTGCGGGCATGGGGCAAACAGGCTCTGGAGGCGCAGGTGCCTCGCAGCGCACAGCTCGACTGAGGCCAACCAAGAGCTGGCCTTCACTCTCGGAGAGGTCGAGCACCTCACCGGTTGCCCGGGAGGTGCCGCGAACCATCACGTCAGTGGTCAGCTTGAACCAGCTCATCAGGCGTTGCCAGAGCCGAACACGAAAGCACCGGGGTTGCGAACACCGAAGTCCACATCCTGGAAAGCCACGATGCGAGTGGTGCCCTTGGTGCTGTTGCTGTAGGGATCGACGGTGATGTCGACGCCGGACCAGAAGCCGAAGATGGCCTGGCTGAAGTCGCCGAAGATCACGTTCGAGCCGATCAGCTGGTTCGACACGCGAGCGCCGTAACCATTGACCTCGTTGTTCTCCCAGATGAACCGCTCGCTGTTGGTGTTGCGCAGGGTCTGCTTCAGAGCACCGCGAACGTGAGCGTTACCCACATAGAACATCGAATCCACGTCCAGGTTGGCCACCGAGACGGTGGTCTCCATGTTGACGTAGTCGGCGAAGGTGCCGAAGTAGTAGGTGGTGCCGTCGATGGACTTGTTGGTGTCAGCGTTGCTGGCCAGGGCCTCCGAACCAACACCGGTGATGTTCTTGATACCCAGCAGAGCGGAGGAACCACCCAGGCCGTAGATACCGGAGTAGTCGATCGCCAGGGCGATGGACTCAGCCAGGTCGGCGCGGACCATGGCCTCAACATCCATCGAAGCCTGCTGCATCAGGCGACGTGTGATGTCAACGAAGCCGCCCAGCGACTTGGGGGTCATGGAGATCTGACCCAGGGTCATTGCGCTCTCGGTGACGGCGACGTCCTCACCCACCCAGTAGGCAGTGGTGGCGCCGGTCTTCTTGGGGATGTCCACGTTGCCGACCAGGCCGGTCAGCGTGGTGACATTCAGGCCCAGCAGGGCGGAGCGGTTGCGAACCAGATCGATGAATGAACCGGTCAGCAGTTGGGTGTCGACCAAGTAACCACCGGCGGTGGCGGTGCCGACGTTCTGGGTACGAACAGCAGGAGCGGACAGCACATCCCAGGGCATCACAACGCCCTTGGCAGCGCGGCCGAGCTTGCCTTCAGCAGCCTTGGAGCACTCGATCTCGAAAGCAGCAGCTTCACGAGCGGAGCGGTCGGTGGGATCAGCCAGGTGACGGATCACGTTCATCAGGCTGTAACGCTTGACCTCTTGCTGGGTCAGGCCGATGGCAGCGGCGCCGTCATCGTGAATGCGGCCCTGGAACTCCTTGCGGCTGCGGCCGAGTTGGGTCAGGACGGCCTCGCGAGCCTGATCGACAGAAGCGTCGTCGTTGATCAGCTTGTCAGCCAGCTCAGCGCCGACCTGATGCTGTTCGCACATAGCGCGAATGGTGGCAACCCGATCGCGCTCAGCAGCCCGAGCGGCGGATTGCACCTCTTTGATGTCGATGGATTGTTCCATTGTTGAGGGCACAGGTTGTTTTTCAGTACCGCGCTCGGCGGACTGCTCGTGGTCAAGCATAACGTCAGCAGCTTCTACAACATCAAGGGCACGTCCGAGGCCAACCGATTGATCAGCCGGAACGCTTACAGATGATACTTCCAGTACATTCCATTTTGTAACGAGGAAGTCACCATCTGACGATTCGCGGACATCTGCAATTTCATACGCAAAAGACACGTTGCGAACGATTCCTGCTTCGATGTCGCGACGGCGCTTGTACTCCTCGGTGCCCTTCTCCATCGTGTTGGGGCTCCACATCACGGTCGCATAAAGCCGGCGATCGTCGCCTAGCCAAGCCTTCTCGGCCACGCCCAGCACCACGTCACGGTTGTGGTTCCACAGCCACGCACCACCGTCGTTCATCCGGCTCAGGTCCATCGACTCAGCGTCATGCACCAGTACCTCGCGCCCCCACCACCGCTCCACCGGAGCCTCGGAGCTGAACGAGAAGGTCAGCCGATCGTCAGCCTTCTCCTCAACGCGCATGCCCTGAGCGACCTCGCGCTTCAGGCCTTCCTTGTTGATCCGCTTCAGGTCAAGTTTCATGACACGCTCCCCGGTGGCCTCCTCGAAAAGGATTGGCTGGTAGTCGTTGTCATCCAACCACTGCCTTGCCTCGGATACTGTAAAGCGAGAGGCATCAAATCGAATTGCCTGTAGGCGAACGGGATCGCCTTCGTTGATGCCATAAATTGCGTCGATTCCAGCGCCGAAGTCATCGTTGATGCGACGGAACCGCTCGAACATGTCAGGGTCCAGCAGTCGAGCCGCATGCTCGTTCGGGTAAGGCCGTCCCTCTTCGCCATCAATCGGCTGGATCTTGGTCAACGTGCTGAACCGGTGGCCCACCATCACCTCAGTGGGCTCGCCATCCCGATAGATCCGAATCAGCGCAGCCGGGTCCTCTTCGGTGGCTTCGATGCTGAACTCGCTGTCAGGCACACCCAAAGTGCCTTCGCGCATGATGTGCTCGATTCGTCCACGAGCGCGACCGCCGCTCGAGTTCCAGCTGACAAAATCTCCCTCTTTCAGTTCGTCGGGAGCGGCGCGAAGTTCCATAGAGCGTTCTTGTGCTGCCTTGATGCTATCGGCCTTCGCATCACTCCACCTTTTACCTGCATCACCACCCCAGGCGGCCCATGCAACGCGGCCCGGCGATGGATAACCATCCTCATCAGGACTGAAGCCCTGACCCTGCTTGTCCACCTCGTGGCGAGCGAACCAGGCCGACATCGTGATCACGGTGTCAGCACTCAGCTCGTCACCGCTCAGGATCTGCCGGGCCCGGGTGGCGGCCACATCGGTGCCACCATCGCGCCCCTCTTCTTTCCATGCCTGATAGCGCTCAGCCTCCTCGCGCATGCCCTCGGTGGGCATCAGGTCGATCTCGACCCCGTTGACCTCAGCCATCTTTCTGTGCGCGAGCAAGGTTGGACAGGTCAGACCGTAGCCGGACCGGCTGGCCCAGATCATCGATCAACGGATCACTGACTGGAGGCTCGGGCTTAGGCGCCGGGTCGGGAGTGCCGGCCATCAGCCCCAGCTCCTCCTTGATCTCATTCTCTTTTGCAATCGTAGTAACGGTTTCCATGAAATCGTTACCGGTGTATTCCATGATTTGCTCTGCATGCGTCTGAAGCTGCAGCGCACGGGCCATCTCTAGGGCCTTCATCTCCTTCGCCGGATCCACCCAGCTCCATGCCCGGGCCTGCCAATGCGGGGCGTTGTACCGCTCCGGCCTGGTCCACACATCCGAGAACATCGGCATCGGCAAGTCGGTGAGGGCGGCGGCCATCAACCACTCCTCGAACACACGCTGGTGGAACTGCTGGATCAGCATCGACTGGATCACGCGCCAGTGATCACGGTCTTCAAGTATGCTCAGCCGGCTGCTGCTGTAATTGGACTCGCTGAAATCCTTGCTTAACGTTTCGTAACTGCAGCCGAAACCAGCAGCGAATCGCCTGGCCAGATTCCTGACCACATTCTCGTATTGGTTGTCATCGGGCCCGAAGTCAGGCGGGATCGCCGTCTCGCCCGGCATCAGGAAGTTGTAGCTGCCAGGCTCGGTGTTCCACAGCCGCTTGTCGCCCTCGAGCGCAGGTGAGCCATCGCTTTCACGGCTCCCGAAATCTTCAGGATCTGATGTTTGGATCCACCCAAGGCTGTTTGCCTGCACCCGCTTGCGCGTCCAGTGAGCTTCCTCGTACTTGCCGAGGTTCCAGCTCGTGGTGATCACCGGCGCGAACCAGGGAACTCCCCTTGTCTGACCAATGCGGTCAGGCATATAAATATGAATGAAGTCTTCAGCATCAATAAACAGATGCTTTTCGGTTCGCTTCTGATAAGTGCCGAGCTCAGCGTCCCCCGGGTGCTTCACCAGCAGGGCGTAGCGCGTCGGCCGCCCCCACTCATTCAGCTCGACGCCCATCCGCCAGTAATGCCCTGGCCGGTCGCTGAAGCCGGTGTAATCGTCATCGATCTGATCGGCCTCGATCAGCTCAAGTGCCAGCGGCACCCTGCTCTTACCCATCCGCTGACGCACCAGCCGCACGCCCACCTCACCCGATTCAGGCAGTGAGCCCACGATCGCCATCTCGATCGCGTGGAAGCTCATCTTCCCGGTGACATCGCAGCTATCGGCCCGGCACCATTGCCGCCACCCAGCCGACATCGCCACATTGCGGCGATCATCCTTCTCGCGCCCATCAGGCCGCATAATCTGCGGCTGCATCTGGATGCCACGCGGACCGATCACGTTGACCTGGGTCGTCCGCTTCGCCTGCCGGGCGTAGGGGTTATCCCTGACCAGCGCCCTGCTGCGATTCCGCAGCACCTTCAGGCTGCCGCGCAGCTCGGCGTCGGCGCTGGTGTTCGGAGCAAGGAAATCAGCCGTGAAGCGATTCCACCTGGCTGCGTCGTACATGCGACGACCGCCGAGGCGTTTCAAAATCCAGGTGCGGAGTCCCATTGATCAGTGGAAGCGGATGTAAAGCGACCGACCATCGCCTTTGCCATTGGCGACGTTTTGCGCGAGCTGTTCCCGCGCCACGTCAGCCTTCAGCCGATCGCGCCACTGAATCAGTTGAGACAGCTCAGCACGCTTGACCATTCGGCCGCCTGACGCGGTGCCGATTCGATATTCTTGCGCACCTTCTGCCAAAGCACGAATTGCTGCCTCGACATTAGCCAGATCGATCTCAGCCTGGCTGCGAAGATCAACAGCAGTCGCCGAACCGGCATAAACAAGAGACGGCAGAACAGTGAACTGTCCGGTGCGCACAGTGGTCGGTGCGCCACTGGTGACTGCCACCGCCTGGTAGTACCACTGCCCACTGGCAAACGCAGTTGTGGTTGCAGAACTCAGGGTGAACGACCAGATCCCAGAGCTCAGCGTTCCCGATGCCGTCGCGCCACTTGCAGCATTGGTTCTAAGGTAATACGACAGCGTACTAGCAGTCGGCGCAAGATCATCCGTCCATTCAACGGCGTCTCCAGCGCGTATTTCGGATGGAAATGCCATTGCCAGGCTGGATTTTGCGTAAGTCTAGCCCTATCAACCTAAAACATTGAACGCCTTTCGGCTCTTCCGAGCAGGCGCAACCGCTGGCTCACCCTCAATCGGTCTCACCGCACGCTCGAACTGATCCCAGATCGTGCGCCTGTCGTAGAGCTGATACAAGCGATGCAATGCAGAGTACGCATAAACCAGCTCGTCAAGCGCCTCGTTTCGAGCGCTACTCTTCTTCATCCACACACGCTGCGGATACCCGTTCTTGTATCGCAGAACCTGTTTCTCTGCAGTCAGCTCCTCGAAGTACTCTGTTCCGACAGTCGGATAAAAATGCAAGTAACCAGCACCTTTCTCATTGTGCTTAAGCCTGCCAAATAGCAGCGACTTCACCGTGTCCGATCCGACCGGGAACACCTGGGCGCCCTTCTTCACTACCTGGCCCTTGCGGTTCAGGTCGACCTTCGATGGCTTGCCCAGTGGTGGCTTGCCCTTGGTGCTCATGCCCTTGATCGCGATCACACCATTCGCCATTCGCTCCCGGGCGTAGGAATACACCTCTGCGGTGTGGTGGCCGCCAGAGTCGATCGCGCAGATGCTGATCTTCATGTCCACGCCGTCTTCGGTGAGGAACGGTTTCGCCATGACCTCATCAAGCTGCTGCCACACCTCCGCCCGAGCCGGATCGCCATAGAGCTTCGACCGATCGATCAGCCACGCCTCCTCATCTCGACCCCAACCCCACACGCTCAGGCTCAGGCGGTCATCCTGCACGTCACAGCCGATCGTCAAGGCGAGCACCTGCGACGGCACCACAAGATGCTCATAGTCCTCCTGAGATGCACGCTCCGCCAAGGCTTCTGCGCCGATCTTGCTCGCGTACTCGTCCTCCCAAACCTCACCTAAAACAGTATTTACAAACGTTTTCAATTGCTCTGCGTCGTTCTTCGCGTCAAGAAATTCCTCGACCAGGTTCGACCACGTTGCATTAGGGCTATACGAATACGCGGCCCAAATGTGAAAGCTCACATGCTTTCCGTTTCCGGGAGCAGTTGGCCGCCACTCGCCGCGCTCCACCATCCATCGCTTCTTTGCGTGGGGGATCATCACCCCACACGCTTCGCAGCAATACGAAGCGGTTGATGGATCGCCATCAGTCCATCGCATGCTTGTCCATTTCAAATACTGCATGTGTCCGCAGTCAGGGCAAGGCACGAAATAACGGCGCTGGTCGCCCTGCAGGAACATCTTCTCGATCCTGCTGAAGTCCTTGATCGTCGGCGTCGACCCGGCCACGATCGTCCTATTCCAGTAGTACTCCGTCCGGCGGATGCCCAGCTTGATCTGATCGCCCTCAGCACCAGCCGATTGCGGATAGCCATCGGTCTCGTCGAACAGCACGATCCGGCGGCTCACGCGACGGAAGCCCCTTGGTGAGTTGGCGCCAACCATGCTCAGCGTTCCGCCCGGGAACTGCTTCTGCAGGATCGTGTTCGCCCCGTCCTTCGCCTTCGCCTCACTCACCAAGCCGCGCAGGCATGGCGTGTCCCGCAGCATGGGCGCGATTTCCTCTTTCGAATAGCCCTGCGCGTCTTCGATCGTTGGCTGCACCAACATGATCGGACAAGGGTCCTGGTGAATGTGAAACGCAATCGTGTGGTTTAAGATTTTGCTGTAGCCAACGCGAGCAGATTTCATTAGCGTTATCTGCTCGATTTTGGGATCGGTGATGGCATCCATGATGCCCTTCTGGTAGGGCAGCGTCCGCCACCGGCCGCCCTCAG